CATATATACCTGACTGATACTCCTGAAGAGTAATCTCTTTAATTGGAGTATTAGTCTTTTCAATTGTTCCTTTTAAAGTTTCACAAGTCTCTATAATAGGATATAAAACTTCATTAGGCATCCCAACAAAGACACCATAAATGTCTTCTGGTTGATCTGCCTTATCTAAATCAGGCCCTTTTAAAGCCCCATTATCTTCAGTTCCTAACATGAAATTTTCTCTAGGTACTGATTGTGTTGCTGTGACTAGTCCTGCTAATTCTGAATTTCTGACTGGATGTGCCCCATAGGGTATCTGAGGTCTATTCTTCCATGCAGCATATCTCTCCTTAGTAAATTCTAATGTAGATTTGTTTAAGAAGTCCTCAATCTCTCTGTCATTAAAAGTTCTATTAGCAAGCCTTGAAGCTTCAAAACCTAAAAGAAATTTTGCTCGCATTTCATTAGCTTCCATATTGTCTATTTATCTTTATAAAAGTTTTCTATCTCTTGCTGGATTTTAAGTTTTATAGATTGATGTTTAACGTCACTAAGAAATGAAATAGCAGAAGTATGATCTCCCCCTATAACATCACCCCCAACTAATCTGTACTCTGTACCTCTTTTCTCAATTAATCCTATTGTAACTGCATCAGCTAAGAATACTTGTAAATGAATGTCTCTTTCTCCAAGAGTTATAATTTTATATAATTTACGTACTTCAGATTTAACTCTGGATAATTTTCTAAGTTCATTATAGATAAATTCTATACTAGAATCAAATTTTATAAGCCCAGAATTCTTATCACTTCCATATAATCTAAGTAAATCAAATAATTTCTTTTTACTGTTTTTATGTTTTAACATATATCCAGTAACAGTATCATCCATTTCCAGATAGTTCAGTTCTTCTTCTAATTCAACTTCACCATCTTTAATTACAAATTCATATTCTCCAGGTCTATCATCCCTTTCAGCCCAAGTATTAGCAACTCTGGGACTAACCAAAGCTACCTTATATAATATGTACTGATGTGGATCACTTAGATCTAATACTATTTCAGCAGTATCAATACTATGTCCTGTCTTACGTAAAATCACTTTAGATTTCTTAGTAGTCCAAAAATTTGCTGTAGGATCATTAGGAGTAGATCTTTTGTGAACATTTAAATCAAGTCCTAATATCTCCTCAAAATATTCTCTTTCGTCATCAGTCAGAGGATCTACTATATTACCATAAGAATCCAATGGAGCAATAAAATCCTTAGAAGCTCCAACTAACAATGTACCTTGTTGACTATCCTTGTACAAAGGATTATCTGTCTCTTCAATTAAGGCTATTGTTATTTTCTTATTGATTAAAGGTGATTTCAATTTTGTATCTTTTAAAACTTTAGTATCCATAATTAATGTAGTTTTTGTTTTGTTTGCATAAATAGGGACAGGCTCTTATTCCTATCCCTATGGAAATATATAATTAAACTTGAGTAAGCTCTGGGTAATATCTTACAATTTTTGTAGGATCCCATACAATTGAACCAATACCAGGCTCAAAGTAGTGAACTGTACTTGCATCCACTGCAGTAGACAATCTCTTAGGATTCATAAAAGAACCATTCTCTTGGTAGAATCCTCGCATACCTTCTTCAACACCCCAAATAGGAGTCTCTCCAGATCTGCGTACAATCTGCATGTTAGACTTCTCATCTTTAGTACCGAAACCAATGATGTCATATTCATAAGAACTAGCAGGGCCTCCAAGAGGATGCATAATCTTATTTCTCTTATAGTCATCCTTCTGAGGATCAATAACAAATGAGAATTCAATACCATTAATGGTAGCAACTCCCATTACCTGACCAGTTTTAATCCTGATCTCATTACCCATCCAGGAAATAGCTCTACCAGTAGTATCACCAGCCCAAGGATAAGAACTCCAAGCACTTGCTCCATAAGCAGTAGTAACCATTTTAGATAAAGCTGTTAAACCATATTCCCCAGCTTTAATAACCATTTTCCTATTTTCCCACGATACTTTACCAACTACTGCATCAAGAGCAATCTCATTCAAGAAGTCAAGATCAGGAGTTTGATTCCATACGTGTTTATTTGAATTCAACCATTGCTCTCTAAAACCAGAGCCAGTTGTAGCAGTAAAACCATTCTTGTTGTCAATGTTACCAATAGTACCATCAGCCCAAACATTAGAATGTCCATTCATTACAATACTTGCAGAAGCCCAACGAGCTTTCTTCAAGAACTCATATTCAACAGTACTTAGCCAAAGTTTCTTAGTTTTACCTTTCTCACGAATGTAAAAATACATTGGCTTGATGTCAAACATATTACCAGGAATCTTATGCTTCATTCTAAATTGTGAAAGATTACTCCTTAACATAGAATGAGATCTGAAATCTGGTCCAAAACCAGTGTATGACATCTGATCTACAGTAAGACCACCATCATTAGACCACCTACTTCCTGTATAAACCTCTCCAATAGGAATAAACTTAGTTTCTGAGTTGGCAATTAATTGTACTTTGTACAACCACCTATCACCACCTACATTAACTGGATCATCCGCAATCCATAATCTATAAAGATCAGGTTTCATACCTACAATAACCTCGTTAACCCCAAAAGGTTTTTTATTAAAGAGCATGAAGAATTCAGTCCTGTTTGTGCCTAATCTAAGACCTGCAGTAGTACCTGCTACTCTTGTCATTAAAGCATCTTCAAAAGCCCCAAGTAATTCATAATTCTCTGCATGAGTATTCTCGATATACCACTCATAGAAGTCTTTGTTTTTGTCGATATAATGAATACCATGCTTCATTATCATAGACACGAAATTCTCCCCTAAGTTTACATCTAGTACTTGTTCTAATCTATTGAAAACCTGCACAGGGTCAAAATCATATGCTGCTATGAGGTGATTTTTATCAGTAAAATCATGCCACTGCTGACCTTCAAATATCTGATTTTCTCTAACTTTAGCCATAATTTATATTTATTTAAGTATTTCTATTTATAAATCTGAGGCATACTAAATCCTGTATTAGGATGTTTCCCACGTGTATCTGTATTTTGATTAGAAGTACCTTTCTTTTTACTATTTAATACTTTTTCAAAATCACTCACATTCTTTGTACTTGCCTCATTGATAAGCTTGTCCATCTTTCCATCCATAAAACCATACTTATCTAAGAATGCAAGAATAGGAGCATACTTACCTAAGTCACCATTAATTTTTTCTAGTACAGTTGGAATTCTGGTTACAACGTCTTGTTTATCTTGGTCTGTTAAAACTCTGCCTGGAATAAACTCTTTGTAGTTGTTGACGTTGGTTTTGAGTTGTTCATTAAAACTCATTTGTTGTTGTAGTTGTTGTTGTTCTTGATCTTTTAATCTCTGTGCAACTTCTTTATTCTTTCTTGTTTTTTCTTCTTCTAAAAGAGGTAAGACTTTTAAAGCTTCTTCCTCATGATCTAGTATACCTTCTACAATGGTAGTTATCTGCTCATCTGGAATATTCTTACTTCTATAGAAATTAACAAGAGTGCTTTTAGCGAGATCTTCATTCCCTTTAACTTCTTCCGCAGAGTATAACTTTACTTCATTAATTGCCACTTGTTGTGGCGTTATATACCCATCTTGTACAAGGTTTGGAATTAATTGCTGTAGATAATTATCCTTCCAGGTATTATTCACCATACCTAACTGTTGGTTAAGTAATGCAACTATTGCATCTGCATCTTCTATCTTTTCAAATGCTTTATCTTCAATATTTGGAAATACACCTTTATCTTTTAATAATAAAGAAAAGGCTTGGAAAGGATTGGGTAGATCTTCATCTGTTTCTTCTCCAGTAGGGGTAACAGCATTATCTGCTGCTATTTCTGCATCATCTACTTCTATTGTATCTTTATCATCTACCTCTTTAGTTTTTGTATTAGCAACTTCTTCAGTAGTAGTTGTTTCATTTGCCTTATCTTCTTCTTCAAGTTTGGTTGTATCTATTCCCATACCTGTAGCAAGTTCATTATCATCTACTTCAATTAAGTCACTTAAATTTAATTCTGCCATATTACAAAGTTTTAAAAAATAATTAATAATTCAAAATTTCACACATTAAAAATCTACTATAGACTTTTATGATATTTTCTTAGGTTTATTCTCTTGTTTAATCTTTTCAATCTCTTTCTTAGCTTTTAAATCTGTTTCCTGTAGATCCTTTTCATGTGCAAACTTATCTTGTTGCATTTGATCAGCAGCTTCAGCTTTAATTCTTTCTGCTTCTAATTCAACTTCGTCTTCTACACCATTCTCATTCATATCTCTAAGATGTCTATCTTGATCTACTGCTAATTCCATTTGCTTCTCTCTAAATTTATAACCCCATTCTTTATCCATCAATTCCATCTCCTGCTGGTGTTTCATTTGTTCTAATTGTTGAGCTGCTTGAAGTTGTGCTTGCTGTGCTTCTTGTTGCATCTTAGATTGCTGCATTTGTTGTTCTTGTCTCTTCTCTTCTGCTTCTTCTAATTTATTTAACATCTCAGAAGGAGAAGTAGCCATATTCAACCTTGCAATATCACTCAGAGTTGCAGTACCAGTTTGCATAGCTGCATGACTTAGTTGCTTAATACTATTAAACATTTCATATAATTTAGAAGAATTGGTAATAGTAATTCCAAATTCTGCTTCATTAAGTAATGCTCCATCTATATCAACTATATGTTCTGATAAATCATCTAATACATATTGCCTTTTAGAAACATCATCTTTCCACAATACTTTAATATATTCTATAGCAACTTCATATACTTTAGATTGAATCAAATCATGCACAAAGAAATCTACTTCAGTTTGGTGAGATGATTGTACAATAGCTTGTTGAGAAGTACCTAATCCTTCATTACCAGTTAAATCCCCTTGTCTTGGTTCAGGAATAGCTGCTATCTTATTTACTCTTTGCTCAATCCAATTGAGTGTCTCAATAGTCTGTTGAATCTCAGTACCTAAAGATAAGTCAATTGAGGTTTGCTGTGATTGCATATGCCCTGCTAATATTCCTTTGGCTGCACCTTTTTTACCTTCCTCAAATGAATTCTCAAACATAAGTTTGAATCTCTTGAGCCATAAATACCATTCATCAGTATCCATTTCTGAAGGAATTTTACTTACATCTACTCTGGTTACTTTACCTAAATTCTGTGTCCATAAAGTAATCAATTTATTAGCAAATGTATTATACATTCTTTGATAAGGCTTTAATCTGTCAACCCTACACTTAGCATTGACACCATTATCTGAGATAACATATCCTACATATTTAGGTCTTACAACTGCTGGATTTATAATACTCCGCATCTGTACCGGACTAACTTTTACTTTCTTATAAATCTTAGTACCTAACCTAACACCTTCCCATAATTCATTAATCCAATGCCACTTAACTTCTTCTCCTGCTTCTTTATTAACAGGATATTCTTCATCTACCCATTTAGTCTGCTCATCCCCTTGCTCATCATAGTACTTTAATTTTCCTAATTTTCTAAGAGCAATCCACTGTACTCTGTAAACTTTATAATTACCGTTAGAATCAAATGATTCATCATCACTATTTTCCAATGGAATAAATCCATTACCTTCATCTAAAGTAAATGTAGATTTAAGAGGATTCTGTGGATCAAATAATCCTGGATGTGTGTCAGGATCTATTACTTGTATTTTACTGGGAACTAACCATGACTCATTTCTGTTCTTAGAAGCATTAAGTATGTCATCAATTTCTCTATCTGAAAGTTCTTCAGCGAATTCTTCTATTACTTTAAATACATTCATGTAATCTATTTCCACCCAAGCACTTCCATCTTGTACCCATTGTGACTTACCCATTCCGAATACATGGAAATTTTCAGAATCTACAGTAGTTACAGAAATTTCTTTTCCTATATTATCTATTCTGAATACTTCTTCTCCTACTACCTCTAAACTCTTAAAGCCCCTGTTAAACTTATACTTCATGTTTAGATCAGTGTCATTTCTTAGCTCCTCTATAATTTCATTAGCCATCTTCTCATGAGCAGATTGTAAATCATGTCTCCTCATATTGTCAAATTCCTGCATCTTCTTCTGAACTTCTTCAGGATTAACAGATTCTCCCTCAGCTAATGTAGTTAGATACTCTATTACTCTGGCTTTAAATTCCCTATCTTTTGCATTAACAACATTAGGATTTACAGCATAAGCTTTAACATCTGCTGATCTCTTTAGTTCCTCACCAATCAGCGTATCAAAAGGCTGATGAAGAATATCATAAAACTCAAATGCAGATACTTCATCATCTACAATATTTTGTTCTACATTTAAAGGATCTAAATGTCTCTTAATCTCCTCTGCTGTGAGATAAGAATTATAAAAATCCCAATTACTTCTAATCTCACCTCTGGTCTTACGAGGGGATTGGTAGTCTTGCCTTCTATTGGTTATAAAAAAATCAATAGATTGTCTTTGCCAGGGTTTTGTATTCTTAACTTTTCTGGATACCCTTTGATTAGGAAGGTTAGAAGTCTTATTAGATTCATACGCATCTCCTAATACAATCTCAGAACTGGATGTATATACATTATTTTTCATATGCGAAATTTAATTTAAATGGATTTTCTTTTAGTATCTTACTTCTGACTCTTTTAAATATTCCACTATCATTAAAAGTGGATTTTCTAGTTTCTTCATCTTCAGCATCATATTCTCTATCAAATAATAATATCATTAATGCTGCAAAAGAACTTATTCTGTCAAAGTTAGCTTTTGTATTCCACATAATCATTTCCTGTAATAGTCCAACAGAAGGAATCATAAACATTCTAGGCATAAAAGTAACTTCACCCTCTGCATCTTGGGCTAATGGAACTTCTTCTAATGACCATCTATGTATTAATTCCCTACCATACGCATTTACTTGTGCTGTAGCATGAAACCCTTTAATTCTATTATTTGGTTTATATCCTACTTTATCTTTTAAACTCTCAGGATCATTGGCTAAAAGATACAATTTATTTTTCATTTTAAAGTATGAAAACAATCCTTTTAAGTTATTTTCATACAACAATAGACCATTGTAATATTCTATCCCTCTCCATAACTGTTCAAAGTAATCTTCAGAAGTTCTGGGTCTTCCAATATACTCTGCCACAATATTCCTGGTTAAAGAATCTACAATATAAGTAGCTGCCATAGAATGTTTATTCTTACCATCTGAACTACTTTCTCCACTACCCCAATCAATAGGGTCAGTTGCAGCAAGAAATCTCCAACTAGCTATTTCTTGTGTATCTTCTCCATCAGAATTAGTAACAGTCCTTCTTACGGGATGTTGATATAAAACCCAACAACCTTCTGTATCATCTCTTTTAAAAGGATACTCATCAACTGGATTTAATCCAAAATCTCTGACCCATTTTATTACATTGCCTGGTCTTATAACAAATCTTCCAGTTTCTGCACTGGATTTTTCTTCTGCCTTAAGTATACCCAAAGCTTCTTTTGCTGTGCCTACATCAAATGGTGAAGACTCATTTAATAAGAAAGCTTCAGATAAATACTTAGGTTGTTGTGTAAGAA